ATTGGAAAATTTTAACCCACTATCAAAACTAACAAGCTAAAATGTTGATAAAAAAGAATTGTGTGCCCTCATATCAGAATTTGAGAAAGAACTTTTATCAAAATAATCACTATATAGCGTATGAAGTAAACTAGGCTCTGTACGACGATTTAAGCCCTATTCCTGATTTAAGAGGAACGGGGCTTTTTTCGTGAATTGAGGGCTTTATAGGCTATTGTAGCGCGTTATACGTGAAAATAGGGTAGTATCTAGACTTCTTCTAAGTCGATATAGCATTTGTTGCAGAAATACTTGTTTTTTACTACAAATACGCCTTTCAATTTCATCTTCCATATATCCTTTTTACAGTTGTTACATATTACTTGCGGCATAGAGATTCTAATATATTAGTGTATTCTTCTATTTTTTGATTATACCATATCTCGTCTGCTTTGAGGGTTATATTCTTTTCTGCTTCGAGACTATCCATATACTCTTGCCCGTTTTCTTTTACCATGCGTGCATAAAAATCTGCCCCTCTGCCGCCGCAATTTATATTACAGAAATAGCATTGCGGGCGTAGTATCCGTAAATCGTGTTTCAAGTGTGCTCCAAGACTTGCTTTCGCCCACATATGTCCAGTATGCCAGTTCGAGCCAGCGAGTCCAGTATTTGGGCATGTATAGCAAGAGTTGCCGTATTTAGTTCGTATAATATTCTTGCAGAGTTCCCATAGTTTGTTCTTGAGGGTCGATAGCTTTACCTTAGACTTCTTTTTCAAAGGCGTACGCTTTAGTTTTACTGTTGATTTGTTCTTAAATCCGCTTCTTTTCATTGACAAGTATTAAAAAGTTGTTACGCTATATATGCAGACCTATAAATCTGACTTAAGCGTTAGTAAATCGTAAAACAATTACATTCCGAGAAACCACTTTGACTTTGACGAGCGAGTGGTTTTTCTTATACCCAATATATCACTCTTTTTTCTTAAACCCAAATGGATAGAACTTTACCCCTCTTTTAAGGTTTAGTTTCCTATGGTACGCATCGCGAGACTTTGTACTAGCGAATGTTTTGGATAATGTAGTGGCTGGCATGGTTATTTCTACATCATCTTCTAAAGACATATCGTAGGGTCGCAATTGAACACTACTAACACTTGTACACATAAAATCATAGTCAAATGATATCATGGCTACGTCTACTGCTTCTCTCTTTGTCTCTGCTATTACAAGACGTATATCTTTATCGTAGCCGAGGCGTTTCTTTTGAATGGTAACTGTGTATAGGCTTTTCATGCTTTAAGTATACGTGTATATACATGAGGAGCAAATGAGTTGTGGATAAAAAAATACCCCCGTACTAGACGGGGGCTTCTGCTGTGAAAAATCAAAAAAAATGGCGTGGCAAAGGAGGGATTCGAACCCACAACCTTTCGGATCACAACCGAATGCTCTACCATTTGAGCTACATCCACCATGAAAAAATAACGCAGATTTGCAATGCTGGTTCTGCGTTGACCTATGCACGCCCAATACCACAGGTAGAGGGCCAAGTTTATTTGACATATTCATCATAAACTTCTTTCGGTATCTGGATGAAATAATGCCTGCAATTGTAAGCCCGATCTTCCGCAAATTCAGCTTCAGCAGCCTGCATCTCATCAAAAGTATAGTAGCCGCCATTCCGCTCCAACAGCACTTGGCAAGCTGGACGGGTTATGTCATCATCAGGGCCGTAGTATTCCCAGTAAGTCTCGCCCTCTGATTCTTTGGCGGCTTCCCAGTGGACGGCTTGGATCACGTCTTTGCGTGAGGTGTTTGCGTAAGTCCATGCATATCGCTGGAGTTTGGTGTCGAGGCTTTCCGTGATCAGGTCAAGGGTGCTTTCAATGCTCTGCCCGCCCAGTATGGCACGGGTCACAACGTCTTTCACGCCCTCGATGGCCTGCATTCCGATGTTGGCGAACTTCTCTGTCTGGATGGATCTGAGTGAGTTGATCACATCCTTGCTTGTTGCCGTGAATGCCATCGGGACTTTGCTCTGAGCCGTGATAAGCGAAATCATTTCCTTGTCACTGCCCTGCAATTCAGTAACGGCTCCGAAATAGCCAGCATCTGTCAGAGCCTTCACGCCCTCTTGGTAGATGCCAGCTAACTGCTGGAGGTTTTGCGGGTTATAGAGTAGCTTCCCGTTTTCGTTGCTGAGTTTCAAGACCTGGGATCTGATTTGCCGAAGCAAGGCCGCCTGAGCCTTTTTTATTCTGGCTTCAAATGCGGCTAAACTTTCGTCAGCAAACTTATCTGGTGTCATTAGATGACGAATGCCTGATCTATGTTAGGCAGAGCGGGAGCCTTGCGGGATTTGATCTTGTCAACAAAAGCGATGGCGTCATCCTCTGTCATGTCGGGATTCCTGCGCATCAAAATGGTAACGGGATCAGCAATGCCGTTGGCAATGTCCAGTGCATCCTGCTGGGCTTCCTCAAGCGGGTTCGTCTCCACTTTCTGTAGTCCAAACTTGACGGTAATATCCGCATCGGTGGGGAAGTTGACAGTCCCGTAGATAGTTGAGCAATCCATAGCGAGCTGGACAGTGTCCCGCACAGATTCGATATAAGCGTCTTGCTTGTCAACGTTATGGTCAATCACGCCTTGCTTACTGAGTTTCAACTGGAAACCGCTATTGTAAGAACTGCCCCCCGATATGCCCTCTACAGACACCCCGAACGTAGCGGCAAACCATTGGATTTTTTCCTGCACGATCTTCCAGACAGTCTCAAGTTTTGCATCTGGCGTGATATATTTCGCATCCCCAGTAACATCTCCCATAGTTGTGGGCGGGATGTTTATTTGCCTTGTAACGCCTATCGGGATAACTGTCCCAGATGGCAGTCCAGTTGTCACCATAAGCGAAAACGATTGATAGTCAAGAGCTATGTCAAGGTTAGTAACAAGAGCGTTGATATTTTCGTTAAGGTCAACAATCGGGTACCCAGCGTCAAGCCAGAAAGTGTCAGGTGATTCGTCAATGCTGAACCACGCCACGGGAATGCGTTTGTATGGGTTGGGCTGTTCCAAAAAAGTCTTAGTGACCATTCCCATGTCGGAGCGTTCCACTTCGGAGTAGGTATCAGCAGTCCAGACAGCCCAGATATTGACGGGGGCTGGCCTGCCTGCATTCTGCTCACTACGGATCACGTAGCTGAGTTCTTTGGCCTCTGTGGGATTTTCGGGATCAGCAGACACCAGCACCCTGTCAGGCGTGAGGATGTCCAGCTTGACAGCAGATCCCGTCCAGCGAGGCAATACGCCAACCTTGTGAGTCAATTCAGCATATCTGTCTGCCTGTTTGAGCCGCTTATTTATGTCTATTTCGTCAAGCAGATTAACCAGCGCACCCTGCACGGCATCGCCTTCCTTACCGATGGAGATTGAGGGTGGAACCTTGAAACAAATCGCCAGTTGGTCAACTAATGACTTGGTAAGCGGAACACAAAACTTGTATTTCTTGATGTCAACGTTTTCTTTGCGATAGCGCTCATCAATCAGATCGTCAAGGTATTCCTTCTGCCTGTAATTGTAATAGTCAATCGCCTTGATGGTTTCTTTTCTGCGGCTCGTCTCTTCCTGCCAAATAGCATTAGCCTTTGCGATCTCGGTCACGGTCATATAATCCTCACCTTGCCAGGCTTGTTTTCAAGAGCCACAATCACGTAGCCTAAAGCGTCTGATATATGCGTCAATTTGCTGTCCTTTTCTTTTGCTATCTGGCCGTAGTCATTGGTTGTTACTTTCTCAAGATCATTGATAAGCTTCACACACTTGGAGCTGATCAGTAACCTATTCTTGTCAAAAGCATTATTGACAAAGTTAAGCCTTGCACGCTCTGGGATGTTGCGGGAGCCCAGGATTTGGAAGCCGAAGCTCTCAAGTATTTGCAGGTCTGTCATGTCGGCAGATGTCTTGCGATTGCCACCTGTCATGTCTGGGCAACAATAGACAGCATAGCCCTGCCAATCCCGTGAAATCAGTTGAGCAAGTGCCCTTGTGTTTGAGTTAGGCAGGAAGTATTCAGACACTATCCGATAGTTGCCATCGTCTAACTGCATCACAACGGCTGTCATGGGGTTTACGTTGAAGTCGATGCCTATGTAAATGGCCTGATCCGCTCTGTGGCCTGTCTGGACCACGTGGAGATCCCGATTGAAGCAATAGTAGGCCATCGAATTGCTGAGATTGACAAATTCGCCCTCAAGGTACTGTTTGGCAAGCTGGCTGTCATACTGCTGGATCAGGTTTTGGACATAGTCATGGGGCAGGAAGTGGTTATCCGCTGTTCTGGCCTTGATAAGCTCAAAGTTGGGGTTCCCGCTGTTCTTTTCAACCCAAAGCTCATGCGTGTATTTGAAGCCTTCGGGAGTTGTCACGATGCCAGCCGTGCCGTGTTCTGCTTTGCGAATACGAGCCACAACCTCTGTCCAGGTCTCACGCTGGTCACTAATGCTGCTGATCTTGTCAAACTCATCTATAATCGCATCAGTGACAGTCTTACCCGTCAGGGAAGCGGGATTGTCTGCGGATCGCAACATGGCCGTGAAGTCATGCCCGTTCAATCGGATTGTGTAATCATGGTTTGACTTGTGGTATCTGGTCTTGATCTTGTGGTGTCCGAAAAACTCGTTCATCTCAGGAACCAGCACGTCACGAACCATCTGATATGTCGGCTCAACGATCATCA